CCAAGGAAGCCAACGCTGCCGAGACGCGGCTGCGGAATCACACGACCACGCTGGCGGCAGAGTACGCCAAGCAAGGAAAGCAATGGGATGTCGAACTGCGTCAGCGTGCCGCTGAAGTGGCGCTGATGGATGAGCTTGGCTTGTTCGTGGACTTCACGCCGGAAGTGAACTACGGCGGAAGCATGGACGAGAACGGCGACCCGGAGAACAACGCATCATGACCAACGCAATCAAGCTGGATTCTGGCGTAGAGTTCCTGCAAGCCGCCGAAGGCGACTCGGCACCGGCTGGCAAGCGGTTCCGCATCGTCGCATACACCGGCGCTCAGATTCGTCAGGGCTGGAGCCGCGAGCCGGTCGTGATTGACATGGCTGGGATGCAGCTGCCGGCGACTGTGCCTGTGGTGCTCGGCCACGACTACACGCTTGGCTCAATCCTCGGGCAGGGTCGCCCGTTCATTGAGGCTGGGCAGTTGATCGTTGAAGGCGAGATCCTCGCTCAGAATCCCAACGCCGACCAGGTCGCCGCACTCGCTGCGGCTGGCTACCAGTTTCAAGCAAGCGTCGGTGCTGACGTTCGTCGGCACCAGAAGATTGACGCCGATGGCGTCACTCAAGTCAACGGAGCGGCCCACGTTGGGCCGGTTCGGATCGTCAAAGCCTCTGCTCTGCGAGAGGTTTCGTTTGTAACCCTTGGCGCTGATTCGCAGACCAGCGTCGCCATCGCGGCGGAAGCCGACGAGGAGTCATCTATGGCGGACAACGCCACCCAGACGCCCACCGAAGAGCCCATCGTGGCTGCGGTGGAAGCCCCGGCGAGTGTCGCCGTGGAAGCTACCAACTCGGTTGATCACACCAAGACGATCGCCGACCTGACCCAGAAAGTGTCAAACATGGAGAAGCTCCTGGCCACCCGCGACGAGCGTCCTGCTGCCCCTGCCGTTCACATGGCACAGCCGACCGCTCGCACGCCTGAAGTCATTGAGGCTGCGTTCGCCCTCCAGGGCAACCTGCCGAATGTTGAGAAGCAGTACAGCGTCCATACCCTCGAAGCCGCTGCAAAGATCCAGCGGACGACGAGCCTGGGCGAGGTGCTCCTCTCGGCTGCCGAGGAAGGTGGCTACACCGGGCCTCGCCGGGTGTCGGCTGCGACGCTGCGTCCGATCCTCGCTGCGGCGTGGGCGACCCACAGCATCAGCGGCATCCTGTCGAGCACCGTCAACAAGTTCCTCCTTGCCGGTTTCAACGGCGTTGAGTCCTCGTGGCGGTCGATCTCGTCTGTGCGAAGCGTGAACGATTTTCGCAGCGTGACGAGCTACCGGCTCAACGGCGGGATGAAGTTCCAGAGGGTCGCCAACGGCGGCGAGATCAAGAACGCCGGTCTCAGCGATGAGAGCCGGACGATCTCGGCAGAGACCTACGGCATCATGACCAGCGTCACTCGCACTGACCTGATCAACGATGACCTCGGTGCTCTCACTGCTGCCCCGCAGCGGTTGGGTCGTGGCGGCGCTCTTGCTCTGAACGACCTGTTCTGGGCGGCGTTCCAAGACGATTCCAGCTTCTTCACCACGGCTCGTGGCAACAAGAAGACAACCGCCGGTGCTCTCTCGCTCGCGAACCTCAAGGCTATCGCCACGATGTTCCGCAAGCTCAAAGACCCGGACGGCAACCCGGTTGCCGTTGAGCCTCGGATTCTGCTTGTGCCAGCCGACATCGAGTTGGCTGCTGCCGAGATCATGGGCTCCTCGCTCCTGATCAGCGGCAACACGACTGCGGCTCCTAACGTGAACGTGCTCGCCGGTCGGTATCAGGTCGTTTCGACCAGCTACCTGTCCAGCGCCGAGGACTACTACCTCCTCGCCTCGCCGGCTGATCTGCCGGTGATGGAAGTGGCGTTCTTGAACGGCGTTCAGTCGCCCATCGTTGAGACGGCGGAAGCTGAGTTTTCGACGTTGGGTATTCAGATGCGTGGGTACTTTGACGTAGGTGTGGCAAAGGCTGAGTACCTCGCCGGCATCAAGGCCGACGTGTCGTGATTTGAAGACAAACCGTGACCGCTGGGCGGGAGCAAGTTCCCGCCCAGCGGCATGATTCCAACCAACTCCATTCCTTACGAAAGCAGGTGATCTAATGGCTTCTTACGTTCAAGGCGACTGCCTGTTGGACTACACGCCGTCTTCCGCTGTTGCGGCTGGCGACGTGGTTGTGCTCAATGACCTTGTGTGCGTGGCTCCTGTGGCGATTGCCGCCAACAAGCTGGGTGCTGTGGCTATTGAGGGTGTGTTTACGCTGCCGAAGGCTTCCGGTGCGATTGGCCAGGGTGCCGTCGTTTACTGGGACGCCACCAACAGCAACATCACCACCACCTCAAGCAGCAACAAGCGGGCCGGCAAGGCTGCTGCGGCTGCGGCGTCCGGTGACACGACCGTGCAGGTGTTGCTGAACCAGGGCTGATTCGTTCCCGTCCCACTGCAAGCCGCCGGCCAGCGCGTTTCATCCTTTCCGCCTGGCCGGCGGTCTTGTGGTTTGAGGTGCCTATGTCCGACTTACTCGCCAGCGGTGCAGCGTGGCTCGCCGCCCAGTTGTCGGCGGGTGCGTCGCGGTCTGTCCGCTACTCTCGAGGTGCGGACTACGGCACGGTGAATGCCACCATCGGCACAAGCCGCTTTGAGTCGCAAGGCACGAGCGGCGTGATTGAGCAGTGGGAGTCCCGTGACTTCGTCATCAAGGCTGGCACTCTGCCATTTGGCGAGCCGCTGCGGCACGACAAGATCGTGGAGACGGTCAACGGCGTCGATGTCACGTATGAGGTGACGAGTCCGCGTGGCGTGCCTGTGTTTCACTACGGCGACGCATTCCGGCAGACCGTGCGAGTCCACACGATTGCCACGGCTGAGTCTGCCGGCATCGCTCCGACGCTCAGGCGTCGATTCTGGGGGGCGTTTGCTGCCACGACTATCACTGACGCCCAGATCGTCGCAAGCCTCGCTAATGACCTTGGAGGCTCTCGGGCTCAGTCACGGACAATCACCGCACAGACTGCGTACATCTACGTCGTTCTTCCGACGAGTTTCGGCGTACCGACGTTTGCCGTCAGCGGCTTGACGACGTCCGCCTTTGAGACGACGCAGCGGACGATCACGTTCACGGGGCAGTCTGCGGTGTCCTACGGCATCTATCGCTCCACCTATCCGATCACCGGCACCGTCAATCTGGTGGTGTCATGACGCAGATCAAAGGCACCAACGTACTCGCCCCGGTCGTGCCTTTTGACACGACTGACACGTACCCGTCTCACGTAGCGGCGTATGGAAAGGGTGGCTATCGCAGCGCGGCAGACATCGCAGAGAGGGACGCGATCCCGCAGCTGCGGCGTGAAGTGGGCATGCTGGTGTGGGTGACCTCTCTCCAAAAGCAATACAGGCTGGAATCAGACTTAACGACGTGGACCGAGGTGGTCATGTCGATTGACGCACAAATCCTTGATGGGGGTAATTTCTGATGGCAAACACTTTGCGAATCAAACGGCGGGCGCTCGGTGGTGCAAGCGGCGCTCCGTCGTCTCTGGCACAGTCTGAGCTTGCCTATTCGGAAGTCGATGGTGTGCTTCATATCGGCGTTGGCACTGGCGGCTCTGCCACAGTTGTGGCAATTGGCGGCCCCGGTGCGTACCTGGCGAGTGCAACGGCTGCATCGACTTACCTGACTTCCGCTACGGCATCGAGCACGTACCTGACCAGCGCATCGGCGTCGTCCACGTATCTGCCTCTGACGGGCGGCACGATCTCGCAGAATCTGACGATCACCGGCAACCTGACTGTGTCGGGAACAACGACGACGATCAACTCCACAACGCTGGCTGTGGCCGACAAAAACATTGAACTTGCCAAGGTCGCCAGCCCAACGGACGCGACGGCAGACGGTGCTGGCCTGACTGTTGTTGGTGCAACCAACCACACCTGGAACTGGGTTGACGCCACTGACGCATGGACGAGCAGTGAGCACGTCAATCTCAACAGTGGAAAGGCGTACTACATCAATGGCACCAGCGTGCTGAATGGCACGACGCTTGGGTCTGGCGTCACCGGCTCAAGCCTGACGAGCACTGGAACCGTTACGGCTGGGACGTGGTCGGCAACGATTGACAACACGTCGATTGACGGCGGCGCGTTCTGACTTAGCCGGTCTGTAAATAAG